TCCTTAAGATTGATAGGTTTTGCAAATACTAATATTCATCTTTGCGGGGCTTGATTTAGGATACTTCGCTAACGGGCTAGTCATCTCTAGCCCGAGAAAGGATAAGCCGTGTGGCTTTTAAAGTTATTTAGGCGGCTTAGACCGCGTAGATTTGTGATTAGAAATATTAAGTTTTTAAATTTGAAAGGATAAATTTTGTATAATCTAGTTTTTAAAGGAAAAATATGAGCGAAAATACAACTCCGATGTCGCGAGAAATAAACGCCGTCGGAAAATCCATAAGGGACGATACTTTTGCTGAAGAAGGTCAACAGCGTTTAAATTCATATCGAAGCCTACATATACCAATTATGCGAGCACTAGCCACGGTCGTAAGGAATAAAAAGCTAAAGCCGAAAATTACCGCAAGGAGGCTAAAGCGTTTTTCATCGATAGAGAAAAAGCTTAAACGCTTTCCGACTATGAGACTATCGCAAATGCAAGACATCGCTGGCGTAAGAGCGGTTTTTGATAATATAAAAGAAGTCTATGATTTTGCAAGCGATATGCGACGAACCTACAAAAATCAGCGCAATTTTAAATTCCTTAGCGATAAAGATTATATAGGCGAGCCTAAACCGGATGGATACCGCTCAATACATCAAATTTTTACCTATCAAAAAGGGCAATTCGAGCAAGAAAGTAAGGGGCTTAGCGTAGAACTCCAAATCAGAACGCTTTTACAGCACTATTGGGCAACAGCCGTTGAAATTTTATCTTTTAAGACTAGCTCTAATCTAAAACTCGGCGAGGGAGAGGAATATTACAAAGAGTTTTTTCGGCTGTGCAGCACCCTAATCGCACACCAAGAAAAAACGCCCATCCACAACGACTACAAAGAGCTAAATAAAGCGGAAATTATCCATAAAATCGCCAAGCTGGACCAAGAGCACAATATTCTTAAAAATTTATCGGCTCTTACTTTGACGAGTAAAAATATCCAAGCCAATACGAAAAATAAAAATTTCTACTACTACGTTATGGAGTTAAATTTGGACAGCAACCAGCTTTTTATTAGGGGCTTTAGACAAAAAGAAGCAAATGACGCTAAACTCTACTATGCTGCGCTAGAACACCGAAAAGATACAAGCAATATCGACGTAGTGCTTATATCAATAGATAAAGTAAAACAGCTAAAAGGTGCGTATCCAAACTATTTTCTAGATAGTAAAAATTTTATTAGGTTTATTGAAAAACACTATGAAGCACTAGATAAAGCTTTATTCCCAAACAAGGATTAATAATGGCAGAAGAAAAAGAAATATATTATGACAATGAAATAGATCACGCCGTGGTGGTATCTGGTAAATATATCGACAAAATAAAAATAGATACAGAGCCAAAGCGGTCAAACTATACAGAGCTAGAAAAAGAGCTGACGCAAAAAGTTTCGGCGCTATATGGCTCTTGTGTCGCCCCAACTAAGGGCGGGGCCAACCACATAGAGTTTAAAGCCGAAAATGGCGACAACCTTTATGTATTAGAGTGGCATTATGAGAAGCAAAACATCGTTAAGCGCGTATGCAAAGAGCTAAACATCACGCAAAGAGAGCTGGCGGAGAGGATGGATATACCTGAAAGCACGGTTGCAAGGTGGAAAGGCGGTGATTTGCCGAGACTTGCCGAGCTGTATCTAAATGCCTTGCTCGAGAATATCGAGCTCAAATCAAAGCTAGAAGCAATCAAAAAAGCCCACGAAATCGTATCTAATTTATAGCGCGTTGAAATTTTCAACACGCTTTTTTATCATTTTTGAAAGTATTTTTTTAATATTTTTGCAAAAATGAATAAAAACCCTTGACAAACTTTCAATAATAACATATAATTCACTTAAATATTTTCAAAAATGAAAGGTTTAAGATGAATTCTTTATTCGCGCAACAAACCCCGCAAGTTGAAATTCTAAATTTCCAAACATTCACCACCGATTATATCGCTAAGCGTTACGGCGTGAGTGAGGCAACAATACGAAGCCACAAAAAATTACACGCTGACGAGATAGTCGATGGTATTCACTTCATAACCGAGCAGAACAAATTCGGCGTAAATGAAATCAAATGGACGCTTCGCGGCATAATCAAGCTCGGTATGTTTATCAGAAGCAAAGAAGCCAAAAACTTCAGGCTGTGGGCGGAGCTAGAGCTAGAAAAAACCATACTTAGCGAGCTAGCCGAAGCGAAAGAAGCTAGAGCGCGAAACCTAGCCCTAGCCGATAAGGTAAATTCCCTCGAAGCTTGCGCTATCAAGGACGCAAAAGACCGCCAAAATCAAATTAACGGTTACAAATCCCAAATTTCTCAACACAACGCCGTTATCGTAAAGCTTAAAACCGAATTAGCGATCGCAAAATCAAGCAAACCTAAGACTAACGAAGAGCTAGAGCGTGAGCTAAGGAGAGTAAAGCGAGACTACGAGGGGTTAAGCAAAGATTGGAACGAACTAACGTGCGAGTATTTAGAGGAGCGCGGCAAAAATAAAAAACTCGAAGCCGAGCTAAAAAAGCTAACCGAAAAAACGGACAAAAAAGAGGCGCGCGTCGGAGCGGAGCTAGTCAAGATACAAAACGCTCTAAGCGCGGTACATCAAGCAGTCGGCGCGGTAGCTAGTTACGCCGCATACGACGACGAGTATTTTTTACTAAATTTAAAAGGATAGACGATGAGCGCGATGGACTCGGTCGATTACGACCTAATGAAATACGAGCGGGCGAAGGTGGTTTTAGGCGCGAGATTTAACGAGTTTCGCGATCAGGCGGCAGACATTATCGCCACGGCGAGAGATCATCTCAAGAACCTAGCGAGCGAATACGAGGAGCTGGTAAGCTTTTACGACCTAGCCGACGAGATAAATCGGCAGATCGACGATAGTTTGAAATTTTAAAGGATAGCAAATGACACAAGAAAAAGCCGAAGCAAAAATCAAAGAGTATATGCAAGAGATTTGCGAGCAAACAGACGAGGACGATATTTACGGCGGGCTTGATAGCCTCTTTGAATACGAGGACGACACGGACGTAGTTTTGTGTATTCGCGAGTATTTGACCGAGCACCCAAACGAAAAAGTAAGCGAAACGCTGGGGGAGCTACTAGCAGATTTGCGCAAAATCAAAGAGGAGCGCAGGGCTGGGATAGCAAAGACGACGGCTCAAATTTTAGAGCCGTTTCGAGTAATTACCGATGAATACGAAAGGGTAGCGGTATGAGCATCAAAGCATTTAAATTTTATGCCTCTCTGTTTAAGAGGGGCGACGAAACAGACAAACATCTAACCGTCGGCGAGTTTATCGCCTTTGTAAAATCATTTCAAAAGGGCGAGCGATGATACAAGACAAAACAACACTAAAAAAAGAGGTAATGCAAGGGCTTAAGCAATACATCGACCAAACCGCAACGAACATCGTGGAGCTAGCGGAGATAATGAACACAAGCCCGGCACCGCTAATGGATCTTTTAGAGCGTGCGGTGCAGACTAAATATCACGAAGGGGAAAAAGATGATAGAGATACTAAGTAAAATACAATGTGAGCTAAAAACACCAAAGACACAATTTAACAAATTCGGCGGCTATGCGTATCGCAGCTGTGAGGACATAACCGAAGCGGTTAAACCCCTACTAGAAAAATACGGCGTTGCGCTAACGATAAGCGATGAGATAATACAAGTTGCCAGCCGCATATACGTCAAGGCTACGGCTACATTGCGAGGCAAAGACGGCGAAATAAGCGTGGCGGGCTTTGCTAGAGAGGCGGAAACAAAAAAAGGTATGGATGAAAGCCAAATTACGGGCAGTGCGTCAAGCTATGCGCGCAAATACGCCCTAAATGGACTTTTTGCGATCGACGACACAAAAGACGCAGACGCTACGAATACTCACGACGATGAGCCAAAACAGCCCCAAAAACGGGAGCCAAAGCAAGAGCTGCTAAAACCCGAGGAGCTAGCCGAGCTTAGCGAACTATGCGAGATAGCGGGCGTGGCTCCAAATACCGTAGCGGCTAGATTTAAGGTTAGCGAATTGCGCTATGCGCCTTACGAAAAGGCTAAAAGCGCTCTAATGGCGACGATAGACAAAAACAAACAAAGCGCGTAAAGGATAAACGATGATAATAAATTTAACTCAAAATACCCCCGAGTGGCTAGAGTATAGACGGGATAAATTTAACGCTAGCGAGGCGGGCGACGTTATGGGCGTGGGTTTTAATAAGCCCTACCGACTGGCACAAATCAAATATCAAGGAAAGCAAGTTTTTCAAAACGACGCTATGAAGCGCGGGCAAGAATACGAGCCGAAAATAAGGGCGATATTAAACGAGAAGCTAAATTTAGACCTCTCGCCCGTCGTAATGCAAAGCGACGCCGACCCTAGATTTTCGGCTAGTCTTGACGGATACGACGTATTTACGGATACGTTTTGCGAGATAAAATTTAGCGATAGCGAGCTGGAGTATCTACGCAAAAACGGCAAACCTAGCGAAAAATACTTTTGGCAGATACAGCACCAATACTACGTAAGCGAGGCTAAAAAATGTATATTCGCCGTAGGCTACATAGACGAGGATTTTGAAGTGCAGTGCGAACACGTTGAAGTAGAGCGCGACGAAAAGGCGATAAAAAAGCTAATCAAGGCGTGGAGCGAGTTTGAGAAAACCTACAAAGACGCCGCCCCCGACGAGGAGTGGCTAAGTCTAAGCGAAAATATCGCCGAGCTAACCGAGCGCAAAAAGCAGATCGAGGACGAGCTACAAGCCCTAAAAGATAGAGCGATAGAAAAAGCCGCGGGCGTGGAAATGAAAGCATACGGGCTAACTATCTACAAGACCGAGCGAAAAGAAAGCTACGACTATAAAGCGTTTTGCGAGCATACGGGGGCGATAATACCTAGCGAGTACATAAAAGCGGGGTCGGTTAGCTGGGGCGTGAGGACGGCGTGATTATCTCATCGCGCTTTAACCGCTTTATGCACGGCGTAGTTTTGCGGGAGCTAGGCGCGCTTAGATATTTGCAGATACGCGAGCATAAGCTAGCCCTGCGCCCCTTTTATCTCACGCACGATACGCTAAAACAGCTTTTAAAAGCGCTAGACTTCGACTACCCGCGAGAAAAAGACGGCAAGCCCTTTAGCTACAAAAAACTAACCGCTCACGATATGCTAGCTCATATTGCTTTTATAGAGCTAGTGATGGCTGAAAACGGCTTTGAGCCGAAATATTTACAAGAATTTAAAGAGGAAATTAACAATGTTTAACAGAATAGTTTTAGTGGGTCATCTCACGCGAGACATCGAGCTAAGATATACCCAAGGCGGCGCGGCGATAGGCAGTTGCGGCATTGCCGTAACAAGAAAATTTAACTCAAACGGCGAAAAGCGCGAAGAAACGTGCTTTATAGACATTACGTTTTTCGGTAAGCAAGCGGAGATAGCAAATCAATACCTCGGCAAAGGCTCAAAGCTCTTGATCGAGGGTCGCTTAAAATTCGACCAATGGACGGATAATAACGGACAGAATAGAAGCAAGCACACGGTAGCCGTCGAAAATATGGAAATGTTAGGCGACGGGCAACGAGCGGGCAATAATCAAGGCGGGTATCCAAATCAGCGTCCGCAACAAGGAACGCCAAAGAAACAGCAACAACCGCCGAAAGACTACGACGCAGACTACGGCCGCGAAATAGACATCGACGCTGACGTCGGCTATGAGAACGGCGACGAAACGATACCTTTTTAGGAGCTAGCGATGGGTAAAAACTTCAGCGGCAATACAAACAAGAAGCGCTCAAAAAGCGACTTCTATCAGACGCCGTATAGCATTACGCGGCGTCTCTTGGAGGTCGAGAAATTTAAGGGGCGCATACTAGAGCCTGCTTGCGGCGCAGGCGCGATAACGGCGATTTTAAAAGAGGCTGGCTACGAGGACGTTACGGCGTATGATTATTTGCTAGACGGCAAAGATTTTCTAGC